CTTTTAATTGTGCCTTAAAGCGTTCCAACTCAGCTTGAGCTGCTATCTTCTCACGTTCTATTATAACATCATTTTGTGATCTGAGTTGCTCTTGTTGTAGTTGTGCTTGTGCTTTCTCACGTTCAATTTGTAATTGACCTTGAACAGCGATTTCTGCTTCTGAAGGCTTATCTTCTTGCTGACCTTCTTGTTCAGGTGTATTAGCTGGATTAACCCAGAACTCTTCAGGATTCTTAAAGCCTGCGTTTTGTGTGAGTTTAGCTAACGCATTGTAAATCTTTTCAGGGTTAGTTAATCCTACTTGGATAGCTTCTTTTTGCATATTCAAGATAGTAGTTAAGTGTACTAATTGTTGATCTTTATTACCTGCACCTAAGCCTACAGAGATAGATAAGTCTTTACGATCTTTCCATTCTCTTGGATCTACTTCTACCCATTTGTTTCTGATACGAACAATATCTGGTTTAGTAAGTGTTGTTCTAACTAATCTGTGAACTAGCTTAAATAGTTCTTTTACGCCTGTTTCTGCAAATGTTCTAGCTACTAACTCTATGCGTTGTTGTGACGCATTCATAATCTGTGCTACACCGGTAGCTGTCTTGTTAAGACTGTTAGCATCTAAACCTTGATTGTAAGCTGTAACACCTGTTCTCTTTTCTTTCATAGAGTCCATGTATTCAACCATACCGAATGATGATGCTGGTAGTGGTGGATGTGATAAAGGCATAATGCCTGAACCTGGATCACCTTCTACACGAACAATACCACCTGGTCTTGATGTAAGCATATCGTCTAGGTTTACACGATCTGATATTGCATAACGACCATTGTTAGCTAGATACATATTATCTAACTGACCACGAATAAGTGTGGACTTGATTAACTGAATGTCCATAGTAAGATCAGCGTATGATCTACCGATATGTCTATGTGGCATAATCATAGGTGTGATACAAGCAAAAGGTACATACTCTGTTTTCTCTTTGTAGAGAATAGTATTACCTAAGATAACCACTCTATGACGTTCACCGTCTAGTTTAATATATGTGTCTTTAACTAATGCTTCATCTGACTCAATAGCTCTGTCATATTCTTCGTCATAAATATCACGTGCATTAGATTCTTCTTCAAATGTATCACGTAAGTCTGACATGATAGATTTGATGTATTCTAGTGGCTTGTCAAATGTTTCTGCAATATCTGACAATTGCATTACTTCTCTATGTTGAACGAATCTAGCGTCTTGTAGATTAGGACCTGATACTTCTACAGATACCATCATGTTTTCAGGTGCTACGTTCTCAATGTTAATCTCTGTCTTTTTCTCTGTGACTTTGAGTTTAACGTCATGTAACATAGGTTGCATAACTGTAGCTGGGTCAACACCATTAGCCATAGCTTGTTGATAAACAACATCCATATTAACAGATGGGTCAGCGTATGCAGTATGCTCTAATACTTCTGTATTCTCATCTGAAGCCAACATTTGTAGTTGTGCGTCAGTTAGACCTTGATACTCGTATTCTTCTATTTCTTCCTCTTCTTCAGCATAGACTTTTACATAGCCATTCTTAGAGAGTAATGCGTCTTTAAACCATACGTAGAATGTCTTGAAGCCTTCATTCTTTTCCATAACGATATGGTTAATGTAATCTGTTTCTTGTTCTGCTGCTTCTTGATCTTCAGGACCTTTAGGGTCAAACTGAACAACCTTATCACCAGCTACGAATACTTTAAGTAATTGTGGTAATGCAGCTTCAATCGTATCTTGTACGTCATAGCTAACTACTTGTGAACGACCTTCTTCTTCGTTACCGAAAGGTTGACCTAAGTAGTAGTCAATTGCAGCAGCTCTGTCGTTAGATAATGCAGAGTCATTGACACCATACGCAATGTTCTCTTCAGCTTCTACACGAGCTATGATTTCCATGTCTTGTAACTTCATTAAACAATTCCTCTATTTGTGTATTGTATCTTCTCTCTAGACCATGATTCATTCTTCATAGCTTCTATAGAAGTACATAAATATCTGAAAGCATCTGCTCCATGAGAGAACTCATCATGCAATGGTGCGCCAGGTTCGTTAGTTGCAGAGTTTATACTTCTGCGATAATTCTTTAAACATTCAACAAGTCTTTGTGCTGACTTGTCAAAGTATATTCTATGAAAATTCATTCTTGCTAGTTTAATACCGGACTCTATATCCTGTTTAGGAACTATTCTTACGTCCCATCCTAGCTTTCTCATTATATCTTCTGCTGATATACCATGCTTGAAGTCTTTAGACTGTCCGTCATGTGGTAAGAACATTGTACCCCAGTTATAGGATAAGTTCTTTAGTTCTGCAGAATAACTGTCTAAAGTCCTATGGTCATCTTCTATATAACCAATGATGCGTAGATCTGATACGCCTTTTTGGCATAGGATAACTGACATACTATCGTTCCAACCTAAGTCCATAACTACATGAACCTTTAACATAGGGTCATAAGGAACATTAGTAATATGTCCTTCTTCTTGTGCTTCACGTATCTCGTTAGCATAGATAGCACCATCTACAGCAGCTTTACAATCACCTTCCCATATATTTGCATAGTCAGGGTTAGTCTTTAAACTGTGTTGGCGTTCTATCTCTAATACTTCAGGAAACCAAGGATTGTCAGTATAGTTTACTTTTACAACTTTAGCGTTCTCTGGTGGTTCTACAACGAATCTTTGGTATGTATCATCCGTATCTATGTTAGGGTTAAAACTTACCCAGATTTCTGAGTTTGGTTTACGTATTGTAGGAATAAGAATATCCCATGACTTCTTTGATACCGTTTGTGCCTCTTCCACCCAGACAATATCACATCCTTCAAAAGACTTAATACTTTCCACAGTATTAGTAGCCAACCCAGTAAAGCTAAATGTACTACCGTTAATACCTCTAATCTCTGCTTCCAAGACTTCATAGAAAGCTCCTAGACCTAAAGACTGTATTTGGTCATTAAGTAATGTATGAACTGACTGCTTGATAGACTTTTGTATTTCACGAGCACATAAGACACGTGTTGGCTCATTAGCTGCTTTTATAAGCAATGCTCTTGCCATAGACCATGACTTACCTGAACCTCTACCACCGTATGCTACTTTGTAACGGTGTGGCTCAAATAAGAACTGTAATTGCTCAGGAAACTCAGCTATCGTCTGGCTTGACAAAGCTAATTCCTATTCCAATGGGTAAATCTTTACCATCTGCTCCGGTAATCTCTTGAATGGCTACTGCTTTACCATCTAATCTATCGCCTACTTCTTTTATAGCACCTAGATCACCTTCTATTGCTTTCTCATATAACTTCTCTGCAATAGCATGTATGCGTCTGTAGTCTTCTTGTACGGCAAGTTTACGAATCGTATTTGCCCATATCCTATTGTTTTTACTAGAATTAGTGTTTCCTGGCTGTCCGCCTACTTTACGTTCTGTATCTTCTTCGTTATCCATAATATTGCAACTCCCTTAGGTTGGTTGCCCTCTTTGTTTATTGGTTTAGTAACCCTTTATAGTACATAAGTTCGATTAATCTTGGATCTATGTAGTTTTGTTGCATAGTTCTGCTAGGATTAAATAGGTTTTGTCTATATTGATCTGCCATTGGACCTTTACCTGAAATAGGTGGTGTCATATTACGTAGCATCTCTGGTGTCATTCTAATTTCTGATTCACGTAAAACATTGCGACCAGGATCATTATACATTTCACTTTCACGTAATACATTTCCTGTTGAGTATTTAGGCATTTCACTTTCACGTATAACTGATGATGGATTACCTAATAAACCTTGTTGTGCCATCTTACGCATCTCTAGTTCTTGTGCGCTAGGTTGTCCGCCTGTCATAGCATTTACTAAATAGTCTAAGAAGTTCATAGTTCGCTTTCCTTGTCATTCCCTGTAAGAGGATATATCATTCGTTTGTATGTATCCCACCATTCTTGACTATAGTCTGTATTCTGATAGTCTTTAAAGCATGGCGTGCCTAATGTGTGATGCACTAATTTAGCATCTGGATTGTATTCGTATTCTGTTTCTAACCAGTTCCATGTTTCGTCTAGCTTACCTACTTGTTCTTCTGGATACTTGAGCCATTCAAATCTATGTAGGTATTTACCTGTTTTATCCTGAATAAACCTAGGCGTTAGCTGACGGTTTAGCCAATGTGAGCAGTTCCATAACATAACGCTTGACCAGTTCTTTTTAGGATAGTCCTCGTTCTTTGCACCTAGATATTTAACAGGATGCTTTGTTGTGTAGTTATGCTTTACGACTTTGACTGCTTCGTCTGTATCAAAGTTAGCTAGTATTTCTGCTATATCTGTGCGGCATATCATATCGCCATCTACAAATAATGCGATACCTTTAAAGTTATTTAGATATGGCACTAGAAAGCGTGAGTAGATAAATGCGTTACTACCGTCTTTGTGTGTTTCTTCGTAGTCTTTTAAAGTATTTAGTGCTAATGGTGTAAAACTTACCGGTATAGATGACTTCTCTATAACTGACTGGCAAAAGTTATGATAAGCAATTGGTTCTACCTTGCCATCATATCCTACGTATATATCTAGCTTTACCACTTAACTTTGTTAGCCCAGTATGCTGCGGACATTTTTCCTTTTGCAATGTTTTTAGCGTGTCTTGCTTTAAATGACTTTGCTCTATCTGTATTTGTTTTATCGCCTGATACACCTTTTTGACCAAAGCGTATAAGTTTCTCTTGGTCACCATCTTTAGCCAATACAGCGTGTGACTTAGTAGGATGACTTGGAGTTCTCTTAGGTTTATTATAACCTGAGAATGTTTCCCTACCCTTTTTAATCATTTCTTTTTAACTGGCTTTGCTGATTGTTTTAGAGCTTTAGCTGTAGGTGCGCCTTTTGTACCTGGCTTACGCATCTTTTCACCTGAGCCTGCTGCTATTCTTTTACGCTTAGCATGGATGTTAGCCCATAAACCTGGTTTACTTGCCACGTTTAGCAGCCTTCTTCATAGGTTTAGCAGCCATAGCTTTACCTGTTTTCTTTGCGTACTCTTTAGCTTCCATTTTACCTTTTGCTGTATATGGAAATGCTTTAACTCCACTTTTTGTTTTTACCATTGGCATAATTATTTACCTTTCTTTTTAGATAGACCAGCCTCACTAAGTGCGATTGCCAATCCTTGAGCTTTAGATTTTACTACTGGACCTTTTTTACCGCTATGTAATTTACCACTTTTAAACTCACGCATTACTTTCGCTACTTTCTTCATCTTGCCTGCTTTTGTTTTCGGTGCTGATTTCATGTTGTTTCCTTAACTTAATAAATCTGTGGTCATATTGACAATCAGGACATTTATCATATCCTGTTTCATCATAGGGGGTTCCGCATATAGTGCAAATTGATAGCTTCATATAAAAGAAAAAGCCCAACCACGGAGAGAGTGCAGTCAGGCTTTTGTGGGATTACGTTTTTAACAGGCAGGAGGTTGCCATACAGGCGTTATTATACCACGGAACTATGTATTTGTTCAACAAGATTATGCATTTATCCTTCTCGCAGCCATAGTAATTAGATTGTCAAAGGCTAGTTCTAGCTTGTATGGATAGGCTAATGGTTTCTTAGCGTCTAGGTATCTAGCATATATAGCGTCTTGTTGTTCTTTAGGCAAGCTATGGATAATAGCGTCTATGGTGCGTATGTTAGCCATATCTTGAGCTGAACACATTTCTTCGAATACTTCTGAAGTTGACTCACCTCCTGATGACATACCTATGCTTTTAGATGGATAACCTAGCTTATGATTATCCGACTTCATCCATAAAGACCAGTCTTGCATAATAGATAATAAACGTTCCATACTAATCATTAACTGTTTTTTTCCTTTAATGTATTTTCTATAGCTTTAGCAAATTCTGTTACACCAAATATATCTACATCAATTCCTTCTTCATCATCATCATAAACTTCATAAGTTATATATTTACTTTCTAACTTGTATATTTCATCATCTGTTAATTTTTTCCATTTTTTACTAATCATTTAGTCTCCACAGAAACAAGGTATAGTTTCGTCAACGAATAATTGAGATTGTTCATCATTAAACTTTCCCATTTGTGCGTAAGTAGGTCTATCTTTAGCAAATCTAGCACCAATCTTTTCTTCTTGTTTTGCCCACCATGCAACTCTTGATGGTTTTTGTTGAATAAGGCTAGTAAGTATCTTTGTTCCTTTTAAGAAACATAAATCACAATTAGAAGCACCACTTGACTTTGGCAATTCTAAATCAAAATTATTATTATTCCAAAAATCCCAAACATCTTTTTCAGTTACACCGTCTCTAGCTAGTGGCATAAACTTATCTTCTTGTGTAGATATTTTAGATACTCGTCTAGGTTCATCTGCTCTTATGCCAATTAATGTTGCATATTCTTTAATACCTATAGACTTTAAATATCTATGAATTGCTTTTACTTTTAATTCTTGTGTGCAAAAACGCATGGATTGATTCGGTAGAAATTTAGCTTTATCTATTAATTGCTCAAATGGTTCACCATTACGACTAGCTGTATAATAATTTACTACTTCAAAAAATGGTTTAACTTTTCTATATTCAAGCCATGTTATAGGCACATTCCAATTTACCTCACAATCTTTAACAAACTTAAGTGTAGCTTCTTCTTCTTTACCTGTGTTAGCAAATATCACCATTGCATCTTCAGGAATTCCATTGTTAGATTGTAATACTCTCCACAACATATATGCAGATGTGCGACCACCACTAAAGCTAATGACTGTTGGCTCTATAATCTTAAATGGGTCAGTCATATCTAGTTAGCGTATATGCTACGCTTTCTCCATACGTTTCTTGTGTAGTCTTGTGTTGTAGATTATGTTTAGCGTCATCTGCATTGTGACTTGTAACGCCTTTTATCTGGTCACTTGTAAAGTTTACTGTATGACCAAAGATAGTTTGTAATGGATGTGGTTGAGGAACGTAATAGTGCATAAGCCTATTTTGATTATCTTTATAAGCATGAATAACATTTGCATCTCTCATCTCTACAAGTATGTTCTTTGTAATAGGATAGTTAGATTGTATATGTTCTGCTATGTCGTTTATGGTTCGTGGTTCTGTAAGATAAGCTAATATCTTTTCTTTCACGATACATCTTTCACTTTGCAATGCCATTTCCTTTTATCATCTTGATGCCAACCATGTACATGAATAGTCCAACCAGCTTCACGAACTGCACCTACGTTTTCATGGTCTGCTATCTTTTTACATCTAGCACTCATGTTGCTTGCTGACGTTGTTTGTACTGCCAATACTTCTTTCCCTTTTAAAGCTAGTAAATCTATAAATCCAAATAAATCTTGTCTTATTCTAGCAAATGCGTTCCAATGCTCTACTACTGCTACTGTATATCCTTCTTCTCTTAATTTCTTAAGACTCAGTTGAGTTGGACTCGTTGCCAAATTGTTCTCCATTAGGTTTAGATGTTCCTTGCTCTAAAGACTCAGGATAATGTAGTCCATCATTTCCATTCTGAGAAATAACATCTATCCTAGAATATGACTTTTCTACATCACCTGTGGATTTATTCAGTTGATATTCATATTCAAGTGTATGTGGCGATACATCATGACTTGGTTCTTTAGACCTAAATATTTTATCAAAGTTAGACTCAAATACTTCCCTATCTGTAAATGGTCTTGGTGCTGAACCTTTACCCATTATTTAACTCCTATCATGTCATGTTCAATAAGATATTTCATAGTTCCAATAAATGCTTTGTTCCACATGTCACGTCTTTCTTCTTTAGTTAATGACTTACCATTATCTAATTCAAAGTGGCATGATGCACACATAGCTGCACATAACGCATCACTTACCTTAATTCCCATGCCCTTTCCCTCATTTCTATGAGCAGCACAAACAGTTTCTGAATGTATACCACATACTTGGCAGGGTAACTCTCTTAAAAGTTTAGTTAGTTTAGTGTTGCGGTAAACCATCTTGAAATGAACATCCAAATTGTTGAGCAAAAGAAAGAACATTCTCAATATACTCTGCAAATTGAGCTGTGTCAAGGTCAGAAGTAGATGGTACAACTACAACTGGTTGTCCAGCAATTTCTTTAGCATATTTTAGGTACTTGTATTTTA